GCGTCAGATGTGTATAAGAGACAGGGTGGGGGGTCGAATTTGCGAACCCCCCTCCCCCGGTGTCGACGAAGAAATTTTATTTTTCAATCATCGATTTCAAAAGTTTGATAGAAATTTGTCACATCAAACTTGAGAATTCGATCAATTGCATTTTCAATTTCTTCGATTTCAAGTTCTTCACTTAACGAATCGCTTGACACACACAGCCTAGCCACCAGGCCACAGGTACCGTAGCCGTGTGCTGTGTCAAAAGCAAACCATTCGTCCCATGAAGTTCTTGGATCGTAAGGATTGTCCACTGTGGACAGCATCCTAGCCATAGTAGACCTCCTCAGAGAGGCCCTGTGAGAGGGTGTGTACCATGGTGTGGTCAGCCCTCCTCTAGAGCACGATGAACAGATGTGGTAGAGATTCCCAAAGCTTCAGCAATCTCAGCAGCAGTCTTACCTCTACCACTCATAGCCTTGGCTCTGGCCACCATGCTGGATGACACCTTAGGCTGGGACCTAGGTGTAGCCAGTTCCCTAACTACTGATTCATCAGCAAGTTCAAGAACCTTGTTGAGAGCAGCCTGTGAGACAGCACCTTCCTGGATAGCTTGCCACTCTTTAGGAGTGATAGCAAACGGTTTCTTACCAGCCCCCGTTCTTGAACGGGCCTCGGCTAAAGCCTGGCGGCGTGCTTTCTGAAGGCGCTCTTTATCAGTAGCAAGAGTTGGATCAGCTTGCTTCTTAGCCCTGATGACCGCGTCTGCCAGTACCTGTGCCTGGCGTTCACGGGGTTTATTCCGGAGGGCCTCGTTAACTTTGGCCTTGAGGGATTTAACCTCAGGGGCGTAGGTCTTTGCAGCCTGGGGGTTCTTTCGAACAGAGGGGATAGCAAGCGTAGCCTTACGGGCTTCGTTAGCCATAGCCTTCAGTTCATTAGAGTGATTGGCATAGACCGTTTCAATAGCACTCCCGTTCTTAGAAACAAGGGAGTATGCATCATGGGTCTCGGCCAACTTAGTAGACTTCTCAGTACGAAGCACAGTCTTACCATGCTTGTCTACATAAGTAGCCCCAGTCTCTTCATAGACCTTGCGTCCTGTCCGCTTATCGATAGGCCCACCCTTTGAAGCGGACCGGGCTTTTCTTTCAGCGACACGCTTCTCGGAGGAAGCACGACTGATCAGAGTGGAAGCCCCAGCATTTGCCTTGCCCTGGTATTTCTTCTTGAGGGCGGCAATACCATTATCGATCTCGGACTGCTTGTAGTTGAGCTTGTGCTTCTCAGCATCAATCACAACCATGGAGTGTCGAACTGCCCGGGCAATCTCAGCCTGATTGGCACCACCGATGGTCATGTCGGTGATCAGGTTTGAAACCTCACCCATCTTCATCTGCTTCTGCTTAGAAGTCATGGGTTTCATACCCTCGTATGCCGGGTACATAGCTTTGGGGTCGAAGTCCTTCAGGCCCTTGAGAGCCGGGGAGGTCTTGACCTTTCCGCCATTGTTCGGAATGACAAGAACAGAGTCACCATCGAAGTCAGCACCTGACAGCCTTTCCGCAACCTTAGGATGAATCCCGATTGCATCCTTAACCTTAGTCCCTATTGCTTTTCTGGCATGGGGGTTTTTGTTGTTGACTGTCAGTTCAGGGATCTCGAATCGTCCACCGTGAGGGTGACGAACAAGAACAACCTTCTCCCCATGTTTGAAGTTGGGGGCGTAAACCTCCGTGGTCTTCATCTTGGGAACAGGAAGGATAACCTGGCTGGCCTGTCGAGGAAGAGCAGCGGCCTTCAGATCCACAGCGTCAGAGTCAACTGAGTCCGCGAAAGACTGCAGTAGCTTCTTCTTTACGGAGGGATTTGTAAGAGCCATAATCTCTTCGAACTCAGCACGGCGCTTGTCTCGTACTTTCTGAAGCTGCTGCTTAGCAAGAGAGACTGGCTGCTTCGAGAGGAACTGGGAGCTCAAGGTCTTCGACCAATCACCCCAAGTACCCTCGTCGTTGACGATGTTCATCGCAGAGAGCTTCTTCCGACCATTCGAGTCGGTGTAGTGAAGCTGCTTGCGGATTACTGAACCGAAGGGGTTCGACGGGTCACCAGTCTGCTTCTTGAGGGCATCCAGCTTGTTCCCGGTGGGGTTCTTGTTGGTGTTGAACCGGAGATCATATCCCTTAGGAATGTCATCCGAGTACATTGCCATACCCTTGAGGTAGTGCGTACCATCAACACTGATTCGAACCTGAGCATAGTTTGAGCCACCGAGGGAGAGGTCTTTGACTCCACGTCGAACCTCAATGACGCCGTCCATATCGGTACCACCCTCGTTCCCATAGCGAACCTTAAGCCGCTTGCTGGAAACTGCAGTGGGCTTCTCGATACCGTACACGGTACGACCCCGGTCCTCAATATTGACACCGGGGGCCTTGATTTCGCCCCTCTTGGCCAGAACCGTCTTGTAGTCCATGCCCGGAGGCACAAGAACCTTCATTTCGGTGAACTTGCCAGTCGTCTGCTGCTGGACCTTCACCTTGTGGACGTGATAGCCCTCAGCCTCGAGCATAGCGGTGGCGGTCTTCATCTTGGTGCTTGTGACACCCATGTTGACCTCAACGCCGAGTCCGACGTCAAGAAGACCGTCCTTACCGACTTGCTTCTTGAGCTCCTTGGCTAGTGCCTCAGTGCTCCCTGCCCTTTCTTTGAGGGTGGGGTCTAAAAGCGCTCGGACGGAGGACTCGTTGATACCCATACGACGACCAATGGCCGTGTTGGACATTCCCTTCTCCTTGAGACGGGCCACCATCGCAACGTCAGCCTTACGCTTCTCGTTCTTAGCAATGGACTTCTGTGCTCGAAGCTGGGTAGTGGTCATCCCAAGACCCTTGGCGATCTCAGTCTCAGTGAAACCCTTCGCCTTGAGGTCTTTGATGGTAGAGAGTAGGTCACCAGAGTGCTGGTGCGGGTCCTGCCCAGAACCCCAAGGATAGCGCCCGGAACGGCGCTTAACACCATAGTGGGCGAGATCCATTAGGCCTCCTCTTCCTTGATCTTCTCAATAAGCTTGTCGAATTGGATGATGGTGTCCATGATAGGGGCGATGTCGTCGCCCTCTGGGTTTGCTACCTGAATATCATCATTCTGGTAGATACGGAGCTCGTAGTTGATAGCCCCAGGACGCTCATCATACTCGAGGCAGAAGAGTGCCGCGTAGATCATGAGCTGATCAATCTTGGCCGGGTGGACGCCAGTCTTCAGATCGTGGATGCGAAGCAGGCCCTTGTCAAAGGAGATAGCGTCAGCAGTACCAAAGCAGTTGACCGAGTAAAACAGTACTTGCTCCGGCTCCATCCGAAACCCAATAGCATCGTTAACATAGTTGTTGAATGTCACCTTGTTTCGAGGCATGCGCATCTTCAACCGAATGTGCTCAGCAGCGAGCTCATGAAGACGGGTGCCCTTTGCGGCAGCCTGGGCGGTTCGGAAAGTCTCGATCAGTTTGTCTGGAGAGTAGTTGAGCCAGTGATACTTACTGGCGGAAAGGAATGCGTGGGCTCCATTAAGCTGTGAGTGATTGTTGAACTTCACTGAGGATCTCGCTCTCGTTCTCAGGGTAGATGAATGCTGCGTACGACATGGCGTACATTGTCCGAACGTAGTGTGCTTGGTTCGGACGGACTGACGCAGTTGCACCGCGCTTCACCTCAAGGGCTGCCCAACGATTCTTGTAAAGAAGAATCAGATCGGGTATACCTTGGATGTAGTTGGGGTCATTTTTCAGAATGATGATCCCGGGTAGCATCTTGTTCAGCTTCTTGATGAGCTGTGCTTGGAATTGTGACTCACGCATGGTGTGCTCCTCTGGGTAAGCCTATAAGAAAGGATAGGCTTGTTTCTATCCTTCTTATCATTATATGCGTAGTTTGCGACGGGGGGTGTCACACGTATTGTAGAGTGGGTATTCTTGAGAAAGGGTGGGTTTTGTTGCAGATGTGACTGATGTGAAAATTCTATCGATAAACATCATCAAACATCATCAAACAGCACCAAACTAGGGTGTGGACAAAAAACCCAAAAAATCCCTATACTCTATATAATATAAAAAAAATCAATCAATCAATCAATATATATATTTTACAAAAAATGGCCCACCCCGACCTTTCATTGCAATTCCAAGGAAAAGTCCAACAATACGTGTGACGCCCTGGCCCACTTTTTTGGCCACAATACGTGTGACTCGTAACATCAGTCACATCTGTAACACATAAAAGTGGCCCACAAAGCGAAAAAATGGCCCAGTGGGCCAGGTGTCACACGTATTCTAACCGACGAAAGCCCTCTCGTTGAACACCCTCTTCGAACTCAATGACCGCCGAACCGCCTCATCGATCGAGGAATGGGACTCGAGAAAGTAGTACTTCAACCGAGAATACGGTGTGTTCAATCGGTCAATCCGACCCTCACACTGCTCCGTCACTCGCCAGGAATAGTTGAGGGACCAGAAGAGAACCGTATCGGTACTAGTACAGTTCCATCCCTCTGCTGCCGAGGTGTACTGACAGATATAGACCCATCGAGATTCTGCTGGTATAGCATCGTGCCGATGTCCATTCCATTGCGCCGTAGGCAGTCTAAGGCTCTCTGCAACTGCAAGGATTCGATCGAGCTCATAGTTGTAATTGTAGAATACGATAACCCTCTCATTGCTTGAGAGTATGCGCTTGGCTTCTGCTGAACGCCAGTCATTATCACTGACCACCTTCCTCAAGATTCTGCAGACCCCACCTGCATCTCTAAGGGGTTCCTCTGTCCAGGGATCCATCCTGTTCTTCACGACCCACTTATACAAGTCACGGTCGTAGTCGCAGTAGACAGTCTCCCTCTCACGAGTAGTATGTCGCTCCACCGGCATCTCCACAAGGATACTCCGACGAAGTCGCTGCAGCTTCGCCTCCCCTATGTATCGTTTTACCTTGGGGTATTTAGCGAAGCGATCAAATATGACATGGTCCTCCATGAACTCAGTACGAGTCCTGAAGAATCCGTGAGCCATGAACACCGGGAGATAGTCCATCCAGACATCTCCAGGGGTGGCCGATAGCAGAAGCCAGGTGTTCTTGCGAGTGATCTTCAAGAACTCCTTGACCCAGCGCCCACTGCCGGAAGCACGCTGCTCATCAAAAAAGAATACCGCGTGTTCTCGATCCGAGTACTTCCCGATGTTGTTCCACGAGTCCACCACAATGGCGGAGCCGGTGAACGAACAATCAGGATCTGTACTCAGACCGAGACGCGCAGCTTCCTCCTCCCACTCAAGGGAGTCCCGCTTCTTAGCGGTTGTGATGACATACAGCGTAGGGGAGCCCTTGACCTTCTTCTTAGCCAAGGACCCCCCTTTCTTGAACGAGGCGGCGTTACAAACCGACGTGAGGTACCACGCCAGGCTTGTCAGGGTCTTCCCCGAACCAACGCCACCCGCCAAGATGCTGCCGTTCTGCAGTTGACGCACCGCCTGAATCTGCTCAGGGCGATACGTAACTGTCATGGTTAGTGTGTTCTCCTTTCGAGACAGGATCCGAAGATCCACTCGTCGAATGCGGACTCATACTCCTCGAGCAAGAACCCAGACCGACCTTCAGCATACTCCTCCTTGCGGAACTCAGAGTTGGACTTGAGATAGAGGTTCTTCACCCAGAGGTTCCGTCGGTTTCCGTCCTTGTACTGTACAAAGTACCCATCAGGAATCCAACCGACAAAGGCAGTCCACACAAGCACGCCAGCGGATCGCTTGAGCTGCTTCTTGCCTCCAACCGGGTACATCCGGTAGAACCAGGTCTGCTTGTCAAGAGTGGGGGTCAGAAAACGACCAGTCCTCTTGTTTCGAACCCTGCCGAGATCTGAGACCTCGTACTTTTCGAAGGGATGCTTGATCGTCACCCACTGCTCAGTCGCCAAAACGAACCTTTCTATCCGCCTCCGACTCAGTACAAGAGCCGAAGATGTAGTCATCGAATTCAGAGACAGTCTCGTCGAAGATACGATCCATCTCTGCGTTGTACTCGTCATACCAGGCCTGCCGGTACTCTGAGTAGGACACCAGCTTGAGGTTCTCAAGGTTGCAGTTGGCCATGTCACCATTCAAATGGATGACATATCGCCGCGCCCCGGGCTCTCCATGGAATGCACGCCAGATAGTCACACCACAGCGAACCATGGTCTGCTTACCTGAGTCATCGCGATACAGGGAGAACCCGGGGGCTCCGTCAGAACAGCGCTGGATAGTCAGAACCCTACCAGTCGAGATATTCCTCACCCGACCGAGATCAGATGCCTCATACCTTGAGAAGGGGTGGGGTAAACTTCGCCAGCGCTCAGTCAATGTGCATGGCCTTCACGTGGTCCAGGAGGTACTCCTTCCTGAGGGTCTCCTGGTTAGTTACGATACGGAGCTTTGTCGTACGACGGGCGTAGTAGTACCGACGCTTCTCACTCGTGTCGATGAAGACGAAGAAGAGGACGCCCTTCGAGATCTCCTGAACCCGGATCAGTCGCATTGGCACACCGGAGACAATTACCTCGTCCACCTCATCCGACTTGAGTGCCTGTTTGATCTTCTCGAGGTCGGTGATCTCCTCAGTAGGAGCATCCAGAGACCAGCTGTTCGAGAGCGGATTGAAGATAAACTTCTGAGTAGAAGGCATCTGAATCCGAGTCATGAAGTCGCTGTCCTGGCGCTTGAGGTAGATGTACCATCCTGATTCCTCCTCACCAGCGAGTTCAAGACCCATTACGTGCCAGAACCTCTCCTGGTGAAGCACGATAACCGGCTTGAGTTTCCGGAACGTGTCGCTGATCCAGATATCTTCAAACTGCTCGAGGTTGATACGCTTAGTGCTTCCCATGTGAATAGCCACCCATTCTGTGTTAGGTCGGAACTGAATGAATTTGAAGTTGGTGATGTCTTCGATGAGAGTATGCGTATGCCCAACCCCCGAGACAGTGAATAGCCACGCATTGTCCAGATCTAGACCATTCTCTTTCTGGAAATCCGTCACCTGAATAGGACCTTCCTTCATCGAGAACTGAACCAGCATCTTGTTCCCGCATGCCAGGACGTCTCGAGTATGGATCAGGAACTCCTCCCAACCAAGGTACCTAGGGATTACGTAATATCCAGCGGCGTTGACTTCCATGATTCCTCCTCAGAAATAACGGTGTACATCGGCAGCCCACTCGGCGTTCTCGAGAACCCAGTCATAAGTCTGGTGTCCCTTCGAGTTCGTCATGAGGTGCCTGGTGAACTTGGATCCGAGATCATCACCGAGACGGAAGGTGAACCAACGCCCCTTCTCACGCTCGGCAGTGATGTAGAGATCGGTGGATCCGGGAACAGTCATGAATGACTTGACGTCGTACTTGATGTTCTCGTAGAAGAACGGACTAGGCTTGTGCCCGTCAAGGATCCAGTAGTCGTAGTACTTCTTCGGCGAATACTGACGATACATGTCAGTCAGCATCAGGTTCGATCCATTACTGATCAGCTCACCATTCTTCACAGTCAGCCGAGTGATAGCCCCCTCAACATTCGACAAAGTGAGGAGCCATGAGTCATTCGGGGCTGGGGTGAAATTCGTGATGAAGTACTCCCGGTCACGGAAGAGGAACGTGGGGAGCATAACACCCTCCTCGGTCTTCAGCCTACCTAGGTAGCGAGACCGGAGCTCGTGAATGTCGACGGGGCCTTCGGAGACCTGGATGAGAGAAACCATTTGTATGCTCACTTTCTAATGCGTCGGGGGATGTCGTACTCGTCGAGAAGGTAGTCCATGAATGCGAAGAGATCCTTCTCTATCTCGTCCGCAAGCTCTCGATTCCTTACCTGAGATACGTCAACTACGAAACGATAGCTGTTGTTCGCAGTACGCTTCTCAAGATGAACGGAACACCGTGGCGTACGACGACGCTCAGGGTTCTTGATGTAGTCCAGGACGATCTCCCGTCCCGGCTTGTGATCAGGGTGGAGAACCTCTCGAGGCTTCTTGCCCTCAGCCCGATCTCGCTTCTGGGCCTCAACAAGAGCTTTCCTCTCGAACTCTTCCGATTCCTTGACCGCCCTCATGATGTCGTCAGCACTGACTATGAGTCGGCTAGCCACGTGTGTCCTTTCCCAAGAATGAATAGGGTGACCCCGGGGCCCTTTTACAGACCCCGGGGCATTGGATCAACCGCGTCGCATTTCGCGAATGAAGATCCAGATAAGCCAGAACCCTCCAGTCATACCGGTCATGAACACGTCGAACAGGAAGTTGAAGAATCCGTAGCGTCGCATCAGGCGGCCTCCTCCGCATCGTCGTACTTGGCGTCCAGCGGGTCCTCGGCAATGGTGACATACATCGTACCGAGGTATGCCTTCACTCCGGAGTTACCATTGACCTCCCAGACATAGGGGTTGATCGTGAGATCCACATTCAGGATCTCGACGTAGTCCAGAGAGTTGACGGTCTGCTCGTTGATAAACACCTTCCGTCGAGTCAGGTTCGGGATGCAGACGATCTTCGGAGGACGGGCCCTGTAGGACACCTCCACCTTGAGATAGTGAGTGATCGCATCCGGGTCATTCCGAGACTCCCGGGTCTTCAGGTTCCACCCGTCTCGCTCAAGGGCCTCAACCATGTCCTCGGGGATTTCGACGCAGAAGGTACGCTTAGTACCACCAGCGTACGGACCCTCAGCGGAGAAGTCCTTGAAGAAGATGCGGGCGTTCTCGATTGTCAGGTTACCAAGTCGTGCCATTGTGTACTCCTCAGAAGTCGGCGTGAATACGGAAGTCGGTGTGAACTCGAGAGGTGTCCCAGGATCCGATCTCCAGGACCTTACGGATGAACCCGGTGAGGTTCTTGCGCTGTCGGCACTTGAACAGAATCGTCTTGATGCCGTTGGGGTAAGAGATCTCTCCGAAGACGCAGTTTGGCTGGCGGTAGAAGCTGACCTCAACATCGTTCTCGAGATCGAACTGCATCACCCCCATGAGTGCGCTGGAGAAAGCAGGGGTGACCTTGGACCGCTTGTCGATGAACGGCTCCAGGTCCAGCCCCTCGAACTCGCCCGCCTCCTCTCGAAGCTGGCCGTCGGGGGTGAAGTAGTCAATGACGCTCTTGTCTTGCTGGCTCATACAAGCCACTCCTTCTTGAGATCGATCTGTACCGTCATGACCTGTCGCATGAAGCTGCAGGCCGTCTGGTAGTCACTGTGGTTGTAAATGTAGATGGGCTTGATCACCACATCTCCCTCGTTGAGGAAGATGCGCATGATGATGACCTTGTGTACGTCGTCATATGTCATGAGGACGCTGTTCCCGTTACCTCGCTGGAACTCGACCGTGTCGACCGAGCTAGAGATAACGAGGGTCTCCTCGAGGCGGTGGCTCTCAGCATACTCAACACTTCGGCGGAATGCCTCGAAGCAGTCCTCGAGCGATAGGAAGTCCCCATCGATTGTCATATGCTTCTCGTGTACTACAAGCTTTCCCATGTGTGCTCCTTTCTGAGAAAAGACCTATATCCCAGGTTCGGGATATAGGGTTGGAGATCAGTCTTCGATCTCGATGTGAGTACTAGCTTCCTTGACGGCAGCAACAGTCTCGTCGAACTGCTTCTCAACTTCGCGTGCAACGATAGCACTAGCAGCAATACCAGTGCCCACCGATCCGAACCAAAGGAGAATCTTAGCGATTCCATTGGCGTTGGATACGAGGGGCTTGGTAAGCTTGCTGGCGATCATGCCGGTTCCGATAGAGGAGAGTCCGGAAATGACAATGCGAGCAACGGGTAGCATGAGTATTCCTTTCGAGTAGAGGGGTCTCATATTACCCGTAGTTTCTGACGCGGACCCCCGGGCCCTTTTACAGACCCGGGGGCTTTATTCGTCAGGTGTAGTTATGACGGAAGCATCCGGCATCCTGCACAAACATCCAGTGTCGCTGCCAGAAAGGCCCGCGAACAAGAACCCAGCGCCAGCATCCCATATTACTTCACCTCCTTCATGAGTACATGATCGAATGAGAGCTGAGAGATAGTCCTTCGCCTCGAGTCGGGCATGAAGACCAGCTCGTTCAACCCGTCGTGGCTGAACATATATGCGGTCCAGTTAACCCAGTTGAAGCACAGGATCTTTCCCTCACGAGGGCAGGCTACTCGGCAGTAACCCACCTGGTCCTTAAGGATCCGGGCATTCCAGTACTTATTGACCCGACCCTCAGGAGAATATACCGTCAGGGTGAAGTGCTTGACGTTGCTTCCATAAATGATCTCGTCATCAGTAACCGGATCCCGGTCCTTCTCGATCGAGAGCTCCTGGTAAGGAAGCCAGCTGTTGATCAGATCAGCCATCAGTCCCAAGGCTCCAATCGTAAGAGTCAAGCTCCAAGGGTGAAGGCCTCGAAGTCCCCGAAGTCTCCCACCGCAGCCTTTGCAGCGTCAGCAAGACCTTCGAAGTAACTCCAGTCGACCCACTCCTTCCAGTCGTCTGGGTGGGCTTCCTTGAAGGACTCGAACTGTACCCACCTGTGACCGGTACTGCCTGATGCGGCATGGTAGTTACCATCTTTCTCGCGGAGAAGTATCCCGCCTCCACGGTTCACGGGGACGAAGGCACCGGTCTTACCGACGAACTCCATCTCTGGCTTCTCTTCTGTTCCGTTGTTGAGATACAGAGCGGTTGTTACGCTCTTGGTTTCCGCCACGTCTCGAATATCCAGCTCCTCCTTCGAGAAGAGCTCCTTGAAGACGTAGGGGTGCTGGAACTGGGCACCAGTGGCACTCCACTTCCCATCCTCGTAGTCGACATAGACGGCCTTGTTCACGAGACACATACGGTCGTAAGTAGCCTCGTGCTCGAAGGTGTATCCGTACTTCTTGCCGAACTCCATGACCTTCTCGATGATCTCGGGAGTGGCCCTCGGGATCTTGATCGAGTCGGTCTTGATGTGTGCAACGTCGAAGCCCTGCTCCTGGACGAAGTGCTTCAGATCCACCATGAACAGAGCACCACGCTTGGCGACAATGTTGTCCACATTGCGGGGGTCCTTGAAGGCGTTTGGGAACTTCGCCGCAGTGAGACCGTACACCGAGTTGATGACGATCTTGAGAGCAAAGGCCAGTGCCTCATAGTCGACCCCTTCCTCAAGGAACGGCTTAAGGGCTCCATCCAGAAGAGACCCAGCTAGCTTGTCATCGTGGTGCTTGATTGCTACTCGGGCTTGCTTGATCTCGCTGAAACGCTGAGTGTATCGGTCTCCGAAGAGGTTGAGACACTCGATTGAAGTGGGATGCATGCTCGCAACGTCGAGAAGTGCGACGTTGACGTAGATTCCTGGCTCGGCGTGGACGTATCCGCCCTCACCGACCTCCTCCCCACGATAGGTAGACTTGCCGAAAGCGTACTGATAGCCAGGGAATTGCTCACTGAGATCGGTGTAAACGAATTCACTCTGGGGGTTCCTGTTCTTCCCGAAGATAATGAACTGACTGTGCTTGTTGGTCGTGTCGTTAGGAGTCAGACCAGACAGCTCGGCAAGCATAAGGCGGGCCTGCCAGTCCGCATGGAGGTGATCGAATACCGCCTCGGTGGCGATAACATCATTGTCACAGTAGGCTGCAACTTCCTCCCAACGATCCTCAGGAACATTCTCGTCCCAAGGAATCCCAAGCTCCTGGTGGTGCAGCCCAAGCTCAATCTCCCACTTCTTGAGGGACATCTTGGTGGCTGCGAAGTCGTACACATCGGTGTAGGACAAGTTGTATGCCTCGACGAACCCAGCAGTGACGCTGTTCTCGATGATCCGCTTACTCAAGTCGTACAGCTTGGCGTTCGTGAATCCCAGCGTACGAGCGTAGAGAATATGGTTGTCATACTTGCGGCAGTTGAAGCCGACAAGCCGCATCTCACAGAGGGCCTCGATCTCCTCAGGGGTGGGGTTAATCATCCGATGTACCGTCGGATTACCCTTCACCTTCCAGTTCACGAGGAACAGGTTCGGGAAGACCTCACAGTCGAAGAAGACAAGCTCACCAGTCGGGAATCCCACGGACTTCTCCTCAGGATCCTCGTTAGTGAACGGCATCTCCATGACGGCCTTGATAGCCGCCTCAGACTGGTGAGTCGAGTTCATGGCGAACGCCAGAACCCGAGGCTTCAGGTCCTTGACATCATACACCATCCCCTGTTCCTTGGCGTCACAGAGGATCTTAGCAATGAAATCGACTGAGGGCTTTGTCGAGGGGTGGATCTCCTTCCGAAGGTTGCGCTCAATAAGCTCCCTGACCTTCTTCTCGTTGGCCATGGTGGTCTTGTTGATCACTTTCTTCTCCTTAAACGGCAGCCCCTCAGAAATATGAGCTACCGGGATGTTGTTGCAGTGGGTGACCTTTCTCCTCAGAGAGGAATCACCTGTGAAGACCTTGATCTCAATGTCTTCGTCGTAGAGCCTCGCCAGTTCGGTAGGGTCTCCGTCGTAGATGTAGTGGAGGTGAACTCCATTACCACCTTGACTGGTCTCGGCGTAGGTAGGGGGCCATTCTGAGGCGGCCTGTAGGTTTCGATTAAGGTCCTTCCTACCGTCCGTCTTGATATCAAAGTCGATGACGATGTGGTTCTCGGGGACTTTGACGTAGTGGACTTCATGCGTGTCTATCTCACGAAGAGTGGTTTGAACGTTTGCCCATCGGAACTGCGGAGTCCCATGGTCTCCGGCTCTTTGGGCTGGACAGTCCGCCAGAACGTCGTCGAGAAGGGATTCGGAGTAATCCAGCGCGAGAGAATATGGCTCCTCTGGAGAAGCCTCGAGTTCGGCAGGATCCAGTAGGTAATCTCTGAACCCGGAATAAGCGCTGCGTAGTCGATCGTCCCCTGTCCGAACACGTGCATGAAACTCGTCAAAGTAATCTTTGAGTTCTTCACGGAACTGGTATCGGCTCTTCGGGTACGGGATATTACTCTCGTCACAATACTCCTTATATAGCTTGTAGGCCATGGTGAGAGTGATATACTCTTCCGTCTTAAAGAGAAGGTAGTTCTCCTCGACGAAGTTGTATAGCACATTCGTCTTCATCATCATGTCCTGGGGCTTATACGCGTCATAGTAGTGCTTACCAAGACTACGATACACCCCAAGACAGTGATTAGCGATCTTCCCCAGCTCGTCTCGGATCTGCGTCATCAGCGTCTGATACTCATCAGCCCCCACAGTTTGTCCGGTGGGGGAGATATCAATCAGTCTTCGGATGATTCCAGACTTCGAGTCAGTGATCTTGACAGGCTTGTTAGTTCCAATAAAAAGGAGTGCGTTAATACGTTTCGGATAACGCTTCATACCCTTCTCATTGATCAGGATCGTCTCGTGGGCCACCACGCTGTTAAGTAGCCCATTAGTCTCGATCCGAGAGAGGTCTCCGTCCTGATCAATGGCCACGAGCGAACTCTTGCCGAGAGAGCTGGTCGCGAACTGATCTGACTTGGATCCAAGAGCACCCGCATCAAAGACAGTTGTGTAGCCTTGGAATAGAAGCTCCAGAATATTGAGGACTGTCGACTTACCAGAACCCGGGGGACCATATAGGACGGCAAACTTCTGAATCCTCTTAGAGTCTCCAGCCACAATGGAGCCGATGAGCCACTCAAGCTTTCGTCGAGCATCCTCATCATATAGAGTTCCAACGAGAGATCCCCAAGCGACCGGTTCGCCCTCATCGAGAGAGTATGGAAGCCTTGCGGTGGCATAGTCTTCTTTTCTAGGAGTACTGTCCGCAAATATGAGCTTAGCGTTAAGCTCCTGCCCGTTGTCGGGGAGCCTGGACTTCCAAGTCTGGAAGCTGGTCCATAGTCCAGTGTTGTAGTTGGACATAGTTTTCACAACGGTCTCGATCTGACCCTTGTGATTCTTCTGGTGCTCGAAGAGGGACCGGTCTACAAACGTAGCGACGTCAAACTCGTCTGTAGACCAGAGCCCCTTCTCCTCATCCCAGATTGCCTGGAAGTCTCGCCCCTGAATGAGAATATCCCTCGACCGTCCGACGAGGAACTCAGGGTAGATTTCCACCTTTCCACTCTTTGTGGTACGCTCGCAGATTCGGTAGAAATCCATGAGTCTCCTTTACAAATAATGTTCGTTTGCGTAGGCATTCATCTGGGCCCAGAGTTCCGCCTTACGCATATCGCGTGCGCCATGAAGTGGGATCGCACGAAGAGGGAACATGGATCCGTGCCCCAGCTTCGTGTAATCTCGGTTGTTGATCCGCTCGAGGATGGACTCTACCTCTTCCTCGTGGCGGGGGTTGAACAGGACCTCATCAGTATAGTCGTAGAGGCCGCAGTTCTTCACCATCTCCCAGAAGTACCATTCCAGAGAATATGGTGTATCGTCATCCTCGAGCATCATGTCCATACGCTCGGCCAAAGCGATGAACATCTCGAGCATGGAGCAAGACTGCTCGTTAAGCCATACGTAGGAAACGTCGTTGTTCTCTCGAACGAACTGCCTACGAAGGTCAATACCATCCTGTGCACGGTTGATGTCGTTCTGGATCGTCACCCGGAACGGCGTCTGATGCATGATCTCGAGCAGGCTCAAATATGATTCCTCAGGGCACTCAGCCATGCGAGTATCCCCGGTTCGATCCACAAGCCACTCGAAATATGAGTTATCCGGTGCTGCCTCGATCATTACTCGTCCTCGTAGTACTCAACCCCGAGAACCGAGTGCTCGTAGGATTCGTCGAGAAGAGTGATCTCGAAGTCCGCGTGGCGGCTCATGCTTCGGACATAGATGATGGAATCGGAGGCAGACACACCGCTGATGATGTTGTCAAACCAGGACGTGTCCTGCATAGGAACGCCCCGGTTGTCAGCGAATACATCGTCCTCCATATAGTACGTGAGCTCGACATGCTCCTGATGGCCCTTAGCCCGATACTCCTCTTCGGTGATCTGGTAGGCCTCGAAGTGCTGTCGATCCATCGTACGCTTGGTTACCTCCGCCTGCTCGGAATCTTCCACAGGAGTCGGAGAGTAGTCCACAACAGCGCTCGGTACCACCGGCTCAGAATCGGATTCCCGATCCTCTGAATCAGGGCCATCTCCCACGCGATCTTTGTGCTTCGCTTCAGCAATTTCTGCAAGCTCCTTGTTGATCTCAATTGTTGCTTCTTGGAAGTCCTGCTCGAACTTGCGAGCAAGAACGAAATATACGCCAAGGCCGCCCGTGACAGCCCCGGCTGCGAAATATGCGATCTTCTCAAGCATGGTCACCTCAGATCTTGTCGTACATGACACCGTCGACGTTGAAGTCCAGCGCCCACTTGGTGACAGTACGGCCGTTCTTGTCCTCACCCTCGAAGGTGCCCTCGAAGATGTTGAAGTCGACGAAGTCGTCTCCCTGGCCCTTGACCCAGCCAGTCACAGCACCAGCGGGAGTGTGGGGGAACCCGAGCATCTTGTAGACCTCGTTGAGGAAGATGTGCCCACGAGTCTGGAGAATATCATTCGCGTACTGCTGCTGGCACTTGAGGTGGAGCATAGCCAGGTCCTCGTCAGCAGACCAGTTGATGTTCTCGTCATCGAAGATAACCCCGTAAGGAGAGACCTTGTCGACGGCAGCAATCGCCTCGAGGGTCAGCTCATTGTCAGCGATCTCGTCCTCGGTGTTGGAGATGAGGGCGTCTATCACAGCGTCCTTGCCAAACTTGGCCTCGACCTTCTTCTTGTAGGTCTTGAAGGCCTGGTCAACAGCGGCGTAGGCGGCAGCCAGAGAGGCATTCCGCTTGAGCATGATGCCGTGCCCAGTCACCAGAGAGGCGATGGAGGCAGCACCAAGAATAAGGGCGGGGGCATAAAGCTTCGCCAGCTTGGTGGTCATTCGGGTGTAGAGGATAACCTTGTCCCGAGTGGCGTCCTTGTCGGTGAGCTTGCCGTCCTCGTGGGCCTCGTGGACCTTGACAAGAAGGGCAGCCTCCTCAGCCAGAGTCTCCTCAACCTTAAGGGTTGCCTTGGAGGCGAGAACCGTGGTACCAATAAAGCCAACGGTACCGGCGGCGGTCAGAATGGTGGGGGCGTGCTTACTGAGAACCAGTCCAGCGCGTCCAGCGAGGCGGGTGACAATTCCGAGATTCATTTGATACGTCCTGCTTCCTTGAGTCGAAGATAGATAGCGATTGCCTGGTCGTCTTCCATGCGTTCAACACGGCGACGCCACTTGTCTGAGAATGGATAGGCGGCGATAAGCTCAAGCCGCACTTTCTGAGGATTCATCGTGCATTGATGTGGTCGGGTTTCGGGAGCTGAAGCATGTAGCCACGACGGCTACGAATCACCGACATGTACCGGGCCGAAGTCCAGCCCCAGTTCTCGTCAGTGTATTCGGTAGTGATACCGCAGAGATCGTAGAGGTCGGCGACGGTGGCAAGACCGTACTCCTCGATGAGGTCTCCGAGTCGGTCGATAACGAGATAAGCTTCATCTCTGGACTCGAGCTCGATTTCTGAGAAATCATGGTATCGACGTGTACGAGGAGAAGCGTCTCGGCGATTGCCTGGTGCTGAGCCTGGTCGAGAATATGATCCGTATGAGACACGGGACCCCCCGGACGAGCTGCGAGCTCGAGGAGAAGACTCTCCGAAGAGGAGACGTTCGATGCCCTGGCTGACCAGATCCGAGAGTGTGTTCTTGATAGCAGGGATAGTAACATCGTAGAGTAGATACTCGCCGACATTGTGGATATCCTCTCCGACGAAAGCCGAGATAGCCTTCGTCCCGAAGCTAGACTTCTTCTTGGTGACGGTGGTAGTGGTTACCTGCTCAACCTTCTTGCGCTCAGGGAGCTTGCTGTTCGAGGGTAGGTTCGGACGAATCGGTGCGTTAGCCAAGGTGGCTCCTTTCAAAGGGGTGGGGGCCCCAGATTTCTCCAGGGCCCCCCAAATATGAATCAGAGGCTGTTGAGCTCTGCCTCCTTGATCTTCTCCTCGACCTCGGCGAACTTACCGTCCTCCTTGACCTGCTTGAGGAGCTTCTCAGGAAGGATACCCTCGTAGAACTGCTTCACGAGACCGGGGTTCTCCATGAAGAGGTCGAAGAGCTTCTCGTACTCGGGGGAGTTGAGGAAGGACTCCTTGATCTGAGGCGTCTTGACGAAGTGCTCGCCCTGACGCTCACCGTACGAGGTACCGATCAGGTCGTCGAAGAACTCCATCAGAGTGTACAGGTCCTCGGCGTAGATGGCCGACTGCATCCACTCCTGGAAGTTGGTGACGTTGTCGTACCGCTTGATGAAGTCAAACATCTCTCGGCGAGACAGGTGGAAGTAGAGCTTCTTGGCCTTGGGCTCGTCGTCGAAGAAACCCTTGACACGGACGATGTGAGAGAACATATTGATGGTTTCCTTTCAGTTGATCTTGAAGTAGTTTTCCTTGGGAGATACAAGGAAGTCGACGGTGAGAACAGGCTCGCCGTTCTCCGTCAGTTGCGAACCGAACTCCACAGAGAGGGAATTAGGCTCGGACCAGCCTACCAGCTCTCCAGCCGCGATGGGAGGAATCCCGAGGCCATTGTAGAACTCATTGAGAGAGGCATAACACTCGAGATTGAGCTGTCCGTTGATGTTGTTCTCGACTCGACGAATTGTTTCAATGTCGGATCGGAAATATCGTCCCGAGAATACATCATAGCAGAGGACGTCTCCTGAGGAAGCGACCAGAACGGTTCCAGATACAGGCGTTCCAGACTCTTTAACCGATTTCTCTGCAACGCGGGCCTTAACCTTCTCCAGGTCCTTCGGCTTAACCACGTCCGCCACCGCATCTCGATATCGCTTAAACGCCGCTTCTGAACCCGTGTAGGCCAGTGCAAACGCCGCTCCACGAGCATACTGGATACGGTTTGCCGCGACAATCGATACCAGAGTTGCAACCCCTGTGATGGCCGGGGGAATGTACACCCGATAAGATATTGCGAACTTCTCCCGCCAGGTGAGGTCCTCCGGCGACCGGAGGTTATCCTCACAATAATCGGCGATCCGTTCAATCGCGAGCGTTGTAGACTTCGCCGTGAGGATGGCCGTAGCGACGGTCCCAATGCACGCGGAAGCCGTGAGAATCGCCGGCGCGTTTGCCTTGATAAATTGCGTACAACCGTTCGCATTGATCACTTGTCCTCCTTCTTAGCGGTCTCGCTGAACTTGGTGAGGTGCGCTGCCACCTCCATGCGGATAAGCGCCTCGATATCCTTACGAGAGAGAATACCCTGCTCCCGCATTACTGCCTTGACAGTCGCCTTTGCGTGGTCGTTGAAGACAAAGCTACCCGTGGAACCTGGAAGCCCTCGAGGACCCTCAGGGCCACGCTCACCGCGATCACCCTTAGGCCCAGGCGGTCCCTGAATAACCTTTACCTGCGCCCACTCCTTGTCTCGAATAACCTTGAAGAGCGTTCCGAGGAGTCCCATCAGATTGATCCAGAGAATGACGACAGACAGCGCTCCGAGAATATAAAGCGTGTACCAGATGATGCTCACTTGTTCTTCCTTTCTACTTTCCTGAGTCGAGGAGTGAGTTTGTAATTCTGCGGATTGTTGACGCAATCCAAGATGAAATCTGGGGTGAATTCCCACATACCAGTCTCTTTAGGATAGTGTCGGAAATCGATGGAATCTGCGGCCATTCGTCGGAGGTATTCTCGTCGTGAATCCCCTCTACGGCAAGCGCGAGATTCCCCCGTAGCCCCATCCACTCCGAGGTATAGGATGGACAGCGCATCGGCCGTGATGATATCTGTGTGTCGTGATAGGAGCTCCATGACACCTCCGGGTGTGAGGATGACAACCCGATTAGGGCGGTCTCCCCTCCGGGTAATCTCGTCACGTGGTACCCCGTATCGCCAACCTCGGAAGGTTTCGACGCACAGGAGGTCACCCCGTACTTCCCAGTCAGCAAAGCTTTGATCTTTGAGGAAGTAGTAGGAAGATAGGTCCTCTCCCACACGCTTAGGTCGGGTCGTGGCAGTTCGTACTGCATGGTATCCCTCATTCTCAACCAGCTCCTTCTGGAATGTGGACTTGCCTGAACAACTTGAACCGAGAAGTACGACTAACATATCACTCCGCCGATATCGTGTAGAGGATGACAGTAAAGGCCGCAAACAGGAATCCGATTGCGGTGATGACCAGCTTGACAAAGAATGCCACGTTCGTCAGCCACACAAGCCAGGTAGCAAAGCTGATGGCTCCGAAGACGATCAGGAAGATGAGACTGATCAGGATGTAGTAGATCGGTGGTTCCTCGAACATGTGTGCTCCTTTCTCGAGGAAAGCCTATACCCCAAGTCGGGGTATAGTGCTGAATTACCAGCGGTTGATCTTACGATCACGGCGCGCGATGAAACGCTGCTGAACACCAACAACGTGCTTCATCCGGCTGTTCGCACCCCTGCCGATAAAGCAGGAGGCGAGAACGATTCCGAGGATGAAAACAGCGCTCTTGATGACAGAAACGATGATGCGGGTCATGAGTGGTCCTTTCAAACGGAGGGGTTTCAATATAGGACCGGTTTTTTTCGCGTGCTATTTCATCTTCTTTCGAATATCGCGAAGCTCCAACCAGATGAGTAGGAGCAAACCGTAGATACCAAGCCATTGTCCGAATTCCATATGTACTCCTTAGAAAAGCCTATATCCCAGGTCGGGATATAGGATGAGGTCTCAGTCGGTCTCTTCAGAGGCTTCGATCTCGTCGATCTCGTCGAGGTCGTCGTGCTCAAGCTCTTCGGGCTCGTCCGTGTCCGGAACCGAGCGGAACGCCATGAGGGTGAGAGCGGTACCGGCTGCAAATACAGCGGCGCCAGCAATCAACTTCTTGGAGTTGCGCTTGATAGCGGGCAGGACAGCGTCCTTGTTGAACTTGAACTCTACGATCTTCTCGTTGGTCTCAACGGAGGTGTCGGTGGTCTCAGTCATGAGGGTTTCCTTTCAAATAGAGGGGTCTCATATAAGGCATGGTTTTTCTCGCGGAAAGCCTATACCCCAAGTTAATGGGGTAGTTGGCTCAGAACATGTTGAAGTTGAACTGATCTGAATACTTCTCAGCGAACGTACCTTCCATGTCCTTCTTGACGAGCTTATTGAAGAGTTCGTTACTCAGGTTCCGATAACGTTCGGTCTTGAGCTTCTGCTCTTCGTGAGCTACAGCAAAGAAGATGGAGAGGAGGGTTGTCGCTGTGAGAGCGATGTAGATCATTGTGGTTCCTTTCGTAGGTCTTCAATATACAAAAGGATAATGTCGCGAAAGCCTATATCCCAGGTTCGGGATATAGGTGAAGGGTTACTTCTTCAGGTGGTGAATTTCCACCTCAGAGTCGTGGAGTGCGTCCAGGAGAGCGCAGATCTCGTTGTTGTTCTTGGTGAGCTCGGTCTCCAGGTCCTTGTTCTCGTCTCGGAACGAGAGAACAACGAACTGGGTCACAAGCCACAAAACCAGGAGAATCGCGTTCGAGATGGAGAGCGCAATAACGGCAGTGAGCATGGGTGTGTCCTTTCAGAGTAGGGTCTTCAATATAGGGTAAGTTATACTTGCGAAAAAAAAAGATAAGCCTAGATCCCATGGCGGGATCTTTGGCTGGAAGGTGGTAGGATCAGAAGTTCCAGGTCTTCTTCTTGCCCACCAGCTCGGCGGCGATCAGCACGAGGCCGATGACGACGAAGGGGGCGATGACAAGAGCGAGGAGGGTGGTCATTGTGGTTCCTTTCTAAGGGTCTTCAATATACGGTGTGTTATTTCTGCGACTCATGTGACTGGTGTGACTAGGCAAAAAAAGATAAGCCTAGATCCCATGGCGGGATCTAGAACTGTGTCAGAGGTAGTAGTGGTCGTACTGCTCAGAGCTCAGTCCAGTAGCAGCAAGCTCCTCGGCGTAGTCGAGGGCGGCCTGTGCAGCGGCGGGAGAGAGGTTCATGAGAGTGTCCTTTCTATGACGGGTTTCAATATAGAGCCCGTTTTTTTACGCGAAAAAAAAGATAAGCCAAGCCCCCCATGCGTATAGCACAGGGGGCCTGACGAATCTCAGAAGGGTTTAACCTTCATGATCAAACCAAACGCCTTCGAGCTGACGACTGCAAGTCGCTCGTACTGGAGGACGGCTACGATACCAGCCAGCGAGGTAGCTGCACCGAGAATTGCATCTTTGCTGAGCTTCTTGCTCTCGCCAAGGGCTTTGGCTTTTGCAAGAGTCTCGACATTGCGAGCAATTGTGGTGTAGTCCTCACTGGAGGGATCGTGAAGCTCGGCCTCCTTCAGAGCAGATTCAATTGTCTGCTGAATGGGGTCAGGGTTCTTCATGGTGTGGCTCCTTTCTAGGGTCTTCAATATAGAGCAGGTTTTTCTCGCTTAGACCTGCTTGACGTCCAGCGTCACCTTACCATTCCGGAGCATCTCGGCGACGCCCTGGTCAAAGGTGGCGTGGATACCCTGGTCCTCGGACACGTGAAGGGCTCCGGAGGGCTGGGTGCCCTGGTACTTGTTGGAGCTCACTCCGAGGAGCACACCAAGGAAGGTGTCGACAGCCGCGATAGTACCGGCAACCTCCGTGGGAGCGGGGAGGTGCCAGAGTGCGGCGAGGGTGACGTAGAGAGCACTGGTAGCGGGAAGGCAGACCAGCGCAACCCACTTCAGGATGTCATACGTCTTGTTGTGCATCAATTCTCCTTGCTTGAGATGCTTAGCCATTTTCTTTCTTCCTCCTAGCGGGAGGTCTTGGGGTAGGGACCACGGGGAGCCGTTTGACTTCGTCGACGATTCTCTCGGCTAGACCGTTTCCACCGAATTCCAAGTATGGATCAACGAGGTACTTCATGAAGTCCTCGTACTCGTCAAGGGTAAGGAACCCTCGGTGGATATAGGTCTTTCCGACATAGACGATACGGTCGTGTGCCATCCCCAGGAGCAAACGAGTATTTGCTGAACTCTTCTCTCGCCGCTTCTGAAGGTATGCCCAGAACCCGGTGGAGCTGAATATACCTAGAAATACAGCGACAGTGAGGTCTAAGAATGGACTGAAACCGAAGTGCGTCATTTTAACCGATCAAGAAATATGGACGAATACCAAACCCATACTGAATAGGAGCAGTCGAGACCTCACCGTTGTTCTTGAGATATACGGCGGTACTCTGGTGGGAACGATCACGAAGCCAGTACTCATAACCCGGGAAGATCATGGTGTGATTCTTCTCGAATGCCGAGAGCTGGCCAAGGTTGAGAGCGTTACCCTCAGGACCAGCGCCCATCAGTCGACGACCGAACACCATGGTCTCGTCCAGGAGCATAGCGTACGAGCTGTACCAGGTGTAGGAGATAACCGTACCGTCGGTATTGATACCCTGCGAGACTCGAGTCCAGCCCTTCATGAGGTTATTCGCACCAAATGCAGACTGGGCCATACGCACTGCCTGGTCAAGACCAGACTTGTTAATCGTGTGATCCAGGTATGATCCTGTGAAGGGGTTAGTCTCATGAAGGGGTGCGCTGTAGAGAGCCTTATCCGGGACAACCACCACATGGTGCTGCGTAATAGGAGTACCACCAACACCCATAAAATAGTTGAATGCAGCAATACGCCAGTTAACGCCAGCATAGGTCCAGTAGTCACCAAGGTACATGCCGCTGAACGTACCATTACGGATTCTCGGCATATAGTTCGAGACACTCGTACCCAGAGAGGCGCCTCGGTATACTGAGTTATGCATACCGAAATGACTAATGTTGACCATGTTGTAGAACGTCGACGACGTATCCAACTTGGTCGAGACGTTGGTAACACTGGACTCGATCTGCCCAGCACGACTCTCAAGCTGAGAGATCTTGGTGTTCTGGGAATTGTCGCTAACCTTGAGGTTGGCAACATCCGTCGAGGTGTTACCACCAGCGTTCTGAAGAGCGTCTCGAACGGTCTGGAACCAGTTGTCGAATTCGCCCTGAAGCTTGGCCTGGAGAGAGTTCAGATTGATCGTGCTTACCGGTCCACTCACGTACGGAGTAAGGCTGGACCCCACGAAGTTCGTGATCGATTCAGCACCAATGGCTCGGGCGTTCTTCACGACACGAATATTAGCAAGGATCATGTACTTCTTCTCCCCATCACTCGGAATGAGCGGGGGGTTCGGAGTAGCGGAGGCCGTGCCCTTGATGATCTCAAGCTTAGCTCCTCGAACAGCCTTGGAAATATCCACCGACAGAACAACCGAGTCAATACGGTCCAGTGTAGCATTGGCAGCCTGAACAGCGAGAGTCTCGTCACCAGTGTTCTCGACCCAGCGACGGTTCAGCCAAGCCTTACCGGACCCGACGAAGATGTTCATGGTGTTCGCAACGGGGCGAACGAAGAACTTGTCGCCTACGTTAGGGAATACTCCGTCAGAGATGATTCCGTCAAACAGGGACCCGAACTGGTCCGCGTCGTATACCCGGTCACCGTTCACCGAGTTGTAGAAGCCACTATTAATGGGCATAGGTTAACCCCTTTCTCGAGGCTCGATAATCTCGCCCGGACCCTTACGAGCGAAGTCAATACGGAAGCTGTCGCCATTCCACTTGCCTCGAGAGGTCATGGAGATGGTCGGGACCTGAGAGAAACCATCAGCGGACCAAGACTCTGTCATCTCGGTAAGCTGGGCCTCAATAGGTCGTTGGTTACGCCCGGTGGGGACATAGTAGAAAATATCCCCGACGTCGAACCCAGTTCGGAACTGGACGTTCGAGAAGCTGTCGATCTTACCCGAGACCATCTCGACAGGAGAGTACTTTGGGAACATAGCGTCCAGAACCCAGAACGGATACCAGATCTCACTCAGAGATCGGATATGCTGCTTCTGAAGCTCAGTCAGCTTGTTCCAGTCCTCCACCTTGTAGGGCTTGTGAACCTGGGTATTGTCCCACAAGACCTCTCGTCGATCGACCGGGTTCTCGGATCGAATGGTGTGCTCTCTAGTGTGAGTTGATCCATCGGCAACCCACTGGAGGTCCACATCGCCGCTATCCCAGATCTCGTAGATTGTGCTCTTGACGTCGACGATACTCTGTACAGACTCGAAGTCGCTGAAGTTGTCATTTGCCTCAGACAGGGTGATTGTCTCGATGAGATGCGGGGCCTTGAGGTATGTGTGATACCCACCCTTCTCGAGCTTAACCCGATAGAACATCGAGTACCCGTTTGGCTTACAGGCCGAGATCACATTCCGGAACATCTCTACCGCAGGATTGCGATCGTAGATGATCCACTTACCGTCCTGGAGCTTGTTGCCCGTGTCGTTCACATATGCCAGCTGAGTAACCTGGTCATTCCGATGGAAGTGGAAGTTCGGAAGCTTACGGTTCGGCTCAGCATTGTCACCGAAGTGTCGGTGCGCAATTCTCTCAGCGAAACCCTGGGCGTCGAATCGACCCTGAGCATCAGGAACGACCCAGCTACGGTGTAGCTGAACTCGCCACTCATACAGGCTCTCAAGGGATCGTCCAGTGTACTTGTGGAGGTATACTCGGTTGTCGATCTGCTTGATATCTACGGTCTCGATGACCATAACATACTCAGTATCATCCCTTGTGAGGAAGTTACCAAGTCCGTACTCAGGGTACGAGGATGTAGAATATACCTGAAGCTCGAACTGCCCATACTCGTAAGCGCGCTCAGTCCAGTTCAGTGAGATAAACGTGCTAGGAATCTCGCGCTTATCATCGAAGTTATCATTTTTCGTATAGAATAAGTGCATCAGATTCCTCGATAAAGGCTTTCGTACTCGATAGATACACCAAGGTCCTCACTGCCGCCAGAGTACTGAAGGGATAGCGTGTTGATACCAGGGTGCATCTTGATCCATTCACTCCCCGGAGCCAGAACACCAGTAATGAACGAAGACCTACCACCTGCGTGGTGGACGATGGACTTCTTCCCCGGACGAGTATCCACCACCAGCTTCTCGCCAGCGTAGAACTGACCAGCCCTCGAGATAGACATGGTCTCGTCGAAGGTGGTGTTTGAGATAATAAGATTCCCGACAGTTCCGTAGAAGGTAAATGTGATAGTAACACCAGCGGGGGCATCTCCGTGGTATCGGATGTCCTTACCCGTGGAGTTAGTCATGTCACCGAAGATAAGCTTGTGGTTTCCCTCGGAGAAGAATGGGAACTCGAATTGTGGAACAGTGTCGTTGAAGCCGACGACCTTCTGGATCTGAGCGGAAGAGGCCTTCCAATACGGGTCAAGCCCGATCAAGGATACCTGGACTTCCTGCCGCTCTGAGAAGATGTTCGGTTCGACAGATTCCACGATGAAGTCAGACTTAGCGCTGACCCAGTCGGTGATCACCTCGAGGGAGATGGTATCTGATACTCCGAAGTACTTGTATAGCTTCCTCCGGAGCTGCTGGATGTCCTCTCCCCAGGGGATCAGAGTCAGCACAACATTGCGTGTACCAACCCTGACCCCCTTGAGGAAAGCACCGTCGATCAAGGCGTATCGATCCATACTGAGATCGGCCTTGACGGGTCCCAGACCAGTAATCTCCTTGATCGCGATCCCCGACGAGTAGGGGTCACGGATGTCGATAGTAAGTCGTTCCCCCGACTTAGTCGTGGACGAGATCTCTGAGATCATAGTGTCAACTTGTCCTTTGCCATTGCCAGCTGAGTGTTGGTGTTGCGGTAGATAGTGGCAGCATCCAGCGCCTCTGGCGAGTTGTTGGTCTGGTTGAACGTGATGTTTGTAACACCATTTTGACTCTTCGTGTCAGAAGTGTCAACTGCGATCGGAGCAGGAGGACGAGCGCTGTTAGCAATACTCGTGGTGACTCCGACGGCGGGCATAAGTCCTCCGATACCCCCAGCCTGTTTCTTAAGTTCCTCAAGGTCGAGGACGGGCTTGATCTCGGGCTGGAATGACGGGTCTTCCTCGATGAGGTCATTGACTCCATCAAGGGCTTTATCCAAGGCGTTGTACGCAGCCTTACCGAGACCGGTGCTGGCCTCAGCAATGTTAGTCTGCTCGTCACGGATACCTATAGCAAGTCCCTCGCCCATGTATCCACCGATCTCTTTCATAACGCGAGAAGGTGAGTGAATACCGAGTGCGTTCTTAAGCTTACTGATACCGTTCTTAGCGCCCTGAACAAGCTGAGAACCGATCTTCCAAGCCTTACTAGCAAGACCACCGGTCACACCATCAATGATGGCCCAACCGATTTCCCTACCGACCTGTCGGAACTGACCAGCGTACTTATTGATCGAGTCTCGGACACCCTTCAGAATCTGGAGGACAGTCCACATACCCTTGTCAATAATCTTGGGTCCGTTCCTGGCGATTCCGTCTAGGAAGTTGATGATGACGTTAGTAGCAGCGTCGATCACCTTGCCGATATTGTTGGCAATACCGTTCAGGAAGTTTGCTAGGATCTCGGCGCCCTTACTTCCAAACTCGTAGGCGTGGTTCGAAAGCTCGGTTAGGAGGGCCTGGATCAGGATGAACAGTGCCGCAACAACACCTGGAATGTTCGCATTGATGGCGTAGATAAGTGCGCCAATAAGCTGGCCCATAGCAACAGCAAGCTCAGGTGCCTTAGCCCCGAGGGTGATGATAAAGTTGGCAATAGCATTTGCCAAATCGATCGCAAGCTGGGGTAGAATCGCACCAAGCTGCTTTAGACCCTCGGTAAGGACCAGGAATGCTGCGGCACCAGTGGTGGCACAAATACCCAGAACAGCAGCGAATGCTGCCATACCAATCGAGATCGGGAGCAGCGCTAGACCGATAGCCAGAAGCGCAGCTGTCAACAGCACCAGTCCAACTGCAACAGTCTGAGCAACTGCCGAGGCAATAAGCAGGATTGCGAATCCGCCAGCCAGAGCCACAAGACCAATGGCCAGTTCTCCCCAGCTAATTGTCGAAAGCTGCTTGAGGGCGCCCGCTAGTGCAACAAATGTCACTGAAGCAATACCAAGAGCAACCGCCCCATTCTTGAATGCGCTGGCGGCAGCCATACCCGCAGCAAGAATGCCTAGACCGATTGCCAGGCTGATTAGTCCCTTGGCTAGTGTGGCTATATCCATACTACCAAGTACGTATACTGAGCCAACTAGTGTAGTAACCGCAACGGCCATGGCTAGCATGGCTGCAGCACCTCGAGCGTTTGACCTACCGGCAATGACCAGAGCCGCAGATAGTGCTGCAATCATCACGCCGAGAGCAAGTACACCTTGAATGAGCTTACCTGTATCCATAGTTCCAAGCATCCAGATAGCAGATACTAGAATGTTGCAGGATACGGCTAGAGACAGGAGTACCAGAGCACCCTTACCCATGTACGGGTTCTTACTGACTGTAGTCATGAAACCGGCAAGCGTCGCGACCAAGAAATCTAGAGCGATTACTCCCTGAATAGCCTTCCCGGTATCCATAGACCCAAGCATATAGATTGCTCCGGCTAGTATAACACACGCTACAGAAAGGGCCAGGAGAATACTAGCTCCTCGCTCAACGCCCTTGAGGTGGGTGGTCTTGATGAGGAACTGGCTTAATAGCTCAAGCAAGAACTTCATAGCAACCATGCCCACTACCGCGCCCTTTACGTCCATCCCCGATAGGATTCGAACGGCGGTGGCCATGAGAATCATAGCGGCACCAAGAGCAATAAGCATTGTCACAATTAGAAGGGCGCTCTTCTTGAAGGCGACAAGCTTGGTCAGCGTCTGCATCATATCTTCAATCAGACTGAACAAGTATTTCATTGCAGCAAGAGTGATGAAAAGTTTCGGCGCCGGTACGAGAGACATCAGGATCAGAGCGCCAGCCAATACTCCAAGAGCAATAGCAATCGTCAGAAGGGCCTTAGCCTTTACCTTCTGCTCGAATGCCTCGAGTACTCCACCAAGCTTATCGAAGACATTACCAAGCTTATCAGCAACGTTCCCGATCTTGTCGAAGTTCTTCTTGAAGGAGTTGATCCATCGAGTGAATGCAATAAGCACTCCACCGCCGATAGCCCCAACAAGGATCTTCCCCATGTCGTAAGACTTGAGGTTGTCGTTCGCATTACCGAGGGCTTCACCAACAGCGCCGAATGCATTCTTAACTGCATCCTTGACCTTAGGAGCGAACGTCTCGGTGACGAAATCCTTGAACTCCTGAAACTTCTGCTTGATGGTGTCGAACAATTCAGGAAGGTGGACAGCTCGAGCGACCTGCTTGATGTCCTCGAACCACTTCTTGAGGAAGTTCTCTTTGGCGGCCTGGCCGGTTTCCTTAGCCGCCTGAGCGGCCGCCGAGCCTACATCTGATACTGCACTGGCCGCCTCTTTAGCCTTCTCTTTTACCGCGGAGTGACCGTTAACCCACTCCTGGAAAGCGAGAGCGACCTCCTTGATCTTTCCGCCAATATCGGAGAAAGACTTACCAAGGTGGTCCCAAACACTGCTATTTTGAACTGCGTTCCACGCTTCAACAATCGCGTCCTTGAGCTCAATGAGCTTTTCCTTCAGCCACTGAACTTTCTCGGAAATCTTGAGCTTTTGTCCGAGCTCGTCGAATTTCTCACCAAGAGAAGCAATGATCGCCTCAGACGAGGTCATACCATTGAAGTCGAAGCCCTTGAAGTAGTCAGAGAGGGCTGACTTTCCAGAGAGAAGCTTAGCCTTCAGCTTGTCGCCAACGCTCTGTCCAAATTCATGTAGTTTGGTCTTGGCCGTGTCGATTCCGCTCTTGATAGAATCGATTGCCGCCGTGAATTCTCGTCCGATGACCGAATTCTTAAGTGCTTCTTTAACTAGTCCGAATTTAGAAGCAAGGCCATTCAGACTGTTTCCGAGATTCGTAACCTTAGATCCAAAGTCAAGCCAGATGATAAAGCTGTGGATAGCATCTACGACCCACCTAATTGCCTTGCCTACGAGATCGATCGGTGGAAGAAGCAGCTTTAGTAGCTTTCCACCTAGATCTAACTTGGTGAACCACTGGTCGAACCAGTAGATAGCCTTACCTAGAACCTTAGTGATCTGGAATACACCAGAGTTAATACCGGAGAACGCGGGGAACAGAGCGCCAATGATGTGCGAAGCAACCGTAAAGATTACCTGGGCGACCTCACCAATAATGGTGGCGAAGATGTGGAATACTGAGAACAGTCCGGTGAATGTCCACTCCAGTTTATCCGCAAAGTTATTGGTGATTATCAGCTTCTCGGTGAAATCGGCGAAGGCCTTGACAATCTTGTATAGTCCCTCTGGAGAAGCATTCAGGAATACTCTTCGGAAGGCCGTACCGATCTGGCCCAAGACCTTGATCATGGCCTGGAAGATATTGAGCATGGATCGAAGGATCTCATCTCTGCCGCCGAGATCAACAAACCCCTTTAGGAAGTCGTTCCTGGCTCGAGACATGTCGCCGATCGCGCCACTGACCCAGTTACCAACTGAGGTGAAAAGAGTCTGGGCCTGGTTGAAGTCACCAATCAGGATTCGCCAAGTCTCAGCCCATCCGGAACCGAGGGCTTCTCCCCAGGTACCAATCATCTGAGAGAAGGTTCGAATCTGAGTGGCCGAATCACCAGCCGCCTGGGCCAGCTGCTTCATCTTATGGGCCTGCTCCTCCGAGTAACCCATCTCCATGATCTGGGCCTCAGAGAGGTCGTTGGTCATGACCTTTAGGGTCTGCATCATGACCTCTGAGGTAAGCCAGCCCTCTTGAAGCGATAGTCGGAAGTTCCCCTGCTTCTCGATGGCGGCATCTACGCCCGTATTCATGATTCGAGAGGTCTCGATCAGGGCATCCTGGAACTGCTTACCGGCAATACCAGCGTGCTCCAGAGACATCCAGTCCTGTAGCTTCACTACACCAGAGCTCATAGCCTGAGCGAGCTGGTATGTGGCCTGTGCAGCCTGAGTGGCATTCGCTCCAGAGAGGGCAGCCATGTTCGAGAAACCCTTAACCGAGGCTGTAGCGTCCTCAAGTCCGACGCCGGCAACCGTGAAGGTACCGATTGCGGAGGTCATCTCGGTGAAGTTGTAGATGGTCTTGTCGGCGTAGTTGTTGAGCTCATCAAGTGCCGCGTTAACCTGGTCTAGAGTGGTACCATTTTGACTAGTGTTTGCCAGAATGGTCTGGACGGCGTTGATCTGGGTCTCATACTCATGAAAGCCATCAATCGCAGGTTGGATGAAGCTCTGAAGCATCGACTGACCAGCGGAGATGGCCGCTGCACCAATCCCGCCAAGGGCGGTAATACCAATTCCCTGCATAACAGACATATTAGAGGCCGCGTCAACCGCAGATCGAGCCAAGTCACCAAGGGTTGTATTCTTGGCAATCTCACCAATGCGCTTGAGCCCGCTAGCAGCACCGTCCATCTTCAAAGAATCCTTGAGCTTGTCCATACTGGACGCGGATTCCTTGATTGCGGACAGGAACTGCTTGTTGTTCATCTTGAGCGAGACTACCCGCTCGTCAATAGTTGCCACTACTTAGTGACCTCCTTCCAGGCCTTCTTCGTAATCTTGTCGAACACCGGCCTGATGGCGGGATTGATGTAGTCTCGGCCAACGACATACCCACCATTGCGAGTACCGTGGCCATATTGCAAGATGACGGCGATGTTTACGCCGTTGTTGACGTGGGAGTTGGTCCAGGTGATCTTCCAGCTGTTGCCGGTTCGAGTGACTTCGTAGTTCCAGCTAGCAGCGGTCTCGCCCGACCTGGAGGGGGTCGCAGACTTTAATGCTGAAACCCCCTCCTTGCCGAACTGATTCATGATCAGAGCCAGGTCTAACTTCGTCATCTTGTCAAACCAATTCCTGGTGAGTTTCCAGTCTCCCTGGCTCTCGATCGTAATCATGATTCTCCTAGACTAGAGATTCGGAGTAGATATTGGCCACTCCGGAGACCATGCATCCGATAGCGCCCTTAGCGAGCCCCTGGTCGTATGCATCTCGAGTGGGACAGATGTGGGCCCATATTGGTTTGCCAAGTGCGATGGTCCGTCGCCAGACTTCGTCACTCGCCTCCCAAGACATACCCACATAGTCCCAGGGCTTGTGCCACTCGTTGATCCGGCCGTCGGTGACCTGATCAGGATACGAGTAGCCCCAGCACTTCCACCCATCAGCCTTCCACTGCCCAGCGAGCCAGCCCGCATCAATTGAGAACTTCCAGATGATTCTACCATGAGCATCCGTCGGGAAGAACTTCTTGAGTTCCTGCCACTCAGCTGCCGAGTACTTCGGGTCCAGTACTGTGATGTGACTAGACCCATAAGCGGCAAAGTACTCCTCGACAGTCACGAATGGCTCGCCGATAGTGGTGTACTTCTGGATCTCCGCCCATGTCATCTCGGTGACTGGGGTACTCGGGGCAGTCTGGTCGACTCGCTGAAGGGTTCGGTCGTGGTTGAGGAACCAAACGCCATCCTTAGTCTTCTGACATGAGACCTCCAGAGCCCCTGCTCCAAACATAACAGCGTTGGTGTATGCTCGCATAGAAGCCTCAGGCCAGCTTACTGATCCTCCTCGGTGAGCTACGAGGAAGCCCCGAGTATCCAACATGGTATGTATATCGCTATAACCACGAGGAACGGCTCGCATGGTGGCGGGAGCCAACTCGTTGTTTCGGTATATAAATACTAGATTAGATGATCCAGAGTCGACAATCTCAACGCCTGGCGTTTTAATCTCTGGTGGAGCCGGGTTTGATTCTTCGAGCTCAACCCATGCATAAGCCCTTGCTCCAAAAGTCTCCTTTACCGAATTGGATATAGCACCAATGGTCATTGACCATGAACCACTGGTTAATCGCTTACCTCCAGTGGTGACATTTTGTGCATCAGGCGAGTACCATACCGGTTCTTTTAGCGATGAGTATACGTGATACTGAACCGCTGCCAGATTCTTCTTAGTGGTATCTAATATCGGGATATTCGGCTGCCATTGATGTATCGTGTATTTAGATACACCACCAATAGAGTAGAGAATAAAATTTTCTCTAGCCTCGGTTGGGGAGTCACTGTTGAATTTAATATTCTTATCCAGGTCCTCCGCGGTGCATCGTTTTACAGCAACATACCCAGATCTACCACCTGCGTCTTTAGTATATCTGAAATCCCAACCAGCAGGCGGTCTAGCTTTGGTATTTCCATACTGTGAAGCATAGAATACAACCAATAGGTCCCCGACTTTGGCCTTATCCCCTAACAGATAATAAGTACCAAACCCTTCAGCTTCTGATCCACGTCCGCCAGAAAGATTAACTTTCAATCCCGGTTCGGGTGTCTCGTAAATATCGAGCTTAGCGATGTTGATATCGTGCCCGGTATTCGGAACCGCAACCGAGGGTGTCCACATCGGGTAATTTCCGGGAAGCTCGAACTCGAACTTCATGGCCCTACTTACACCGGCGGGAAGATTCCACGTTACAATGAAATCCTGCTTGTTCGTCTTACCCTTGTCGGCGGTGAACCAGTTAGCCCGCATAGCCAACTGGTTATCATCACCCGAGGTATAGATGATTTCAGCAGTCCACTTACGTGTACCGACGGAAGATGCGGAGGTCTCCCATGGGGTAGAACTAGAGCCGAGCTCGATGTATTTGCCATCTCCGACTCGGTAGCCCTTTCCGACCCACCAAGAACCGATGACAGGAAATATGCTAGCCATTACTTAGCCCGCCTAACGATCACCGTCCCCGACTGAGTTCCAGCCGGAACAGGATCATCCGGACCCAGGACGATGAGCTTAGGTACCTCCGGAATCTTTAGGTTATCGACCTTCAGCTTGAGCTTCAGGTATCCCTTGATCCACGGAATGATCAGCTCTCGGATCTCAGCGCCCGGAGGGTTCTCATAAGGATTGCCAACCGGGTGCCACTGACCACCATTTTGAGGATCCTCAACAAGGAAGCCGTCAGTGATGTATAGGTGACTAATGGCGAGGTTGTCAGCCTTGTCAAAGACCTTCTGGTAGTTAGCCGGAGTCACCGAGTGAACCACTGCCCACCAGCGAGTGGACGGATACGCCTTCATGTGATCGGGAAGGATCGGCGAAGTCGGATTCTCCTCGAGGAACTTGGCTGCGGTACCCTCAAACATCATACACACGTCGAAGTCTAGGTCACACATCTCCTGTGAGATGTTGGACCCGGTGTTGATGGCGATCACAAAGTCCAGACCGTTCTCGCGGCGGATGGTTTCAATCAGATCCTTATACCACGGAATCCGATCCTTCCGAGAATCCCAGCCGTTGATGACTTCGTCGAGGAAGACGCCCTGAACCAAGTCACCATACCAATGCTTGGCTCTCTTCAGCTGCTCAAGGATGTACTCCTTGGTGAACTTAGCTGCGTTTGGAATGCCTCGGTTCGCCTCCGCATCTGGATTGATTGCTGCTCCGTACTGAGTCTTGATATAGAACAGAACCTTCTTGGCCCCGGCACCGAGAGCGAGCTCACCCTGCTTCTGGAAGTCTACTTCCTGAGCCTCCCAGTCTCCGCTGTTGCGGTTAAGAACGACGTAGCCAAGGTTGTCCCGGAACTTCAGAGTCTGAGCCCACTTGGAGAACTGCCCAGGCTTTCCATCCTGGTAGTAGTCGGGCCAGTAGTATGTTACTGGAGAGTAGTACCTAGCACCGTTCTTGAACGGGTTGGTCTGGCGGAGTGCGTCTTCGACATCGGCCTTCTCGCCGTATGTCTTGGCTGCCTCATCCTTAGTGAGATATCTATCGAGCTGCGGAGTAACCGCATCCTGACCAGCGGGACCACGCTCTCCGGCAGGTCCGGGAGGCCCCTGTGGTCCAGGAGGTCCAGCGGGACCGGCCGCACCATTATCTCCCTTTAGTCCTGGTTGTCCATTTGCTCCGGCAGGACCAGCGGGTCCAGGAGGACCCTGGATGCCTTGATCGCCCTTGGGCCCGGGAGGACCGGCGGGACCCCTAGGGCCTTCTGGACCAGGAACCGGGGTTCCTCCAGCTCCACCACCAGCGGGTCCGGGTGGACCCTGAAGACCGCGGGGACCTTCAGGTCCAGCGGGGCCTCGTTCACCAGCGTCTCCCTTAGGTCCAGGAGGGCCCTGGGGGCCAGGAGGACCGGCGGGCCCCCGAAGACCCTGATCACCCTTTGGGCCAGGATTACCAGCATCACCCTTAGGTCCGGAGGGACCAACCGGCCCTCGAGGTCCGACCGGGCCAGGAGAACCAGCTCCTCCGCCACCCCCTCCCCCAAAGGGAAGAGGAGAAATCTCAGATGTGGGGTCGACAGTCATGATATCGATCGATCCACCCTGAGTAAGAGCCACGTGTTTGACGATGTCAAACGTGGGGGAGTCGATGAAGATAGTGTGCGTCCAGGAACCGGCGGGGCTAACGCCAGAACCTGGAGCAAGCACCTCGACGTTGACAGCGCCAGCCTGGTCTGTCCGAACCACATGCTCGCGCATAGATACTGAGGCACCGTCAACGGTAGCCGTAGCACTCTTTACGTCAGGAATGATTCGGACAGTAGCCCGACCATTCTCTCCTCCGGGAATTGTTCCCGTTAAAGTACAGTATGGCGCTGCCATTTTGAGCCTCCTACGGCTGTTCGGCCCTGTCGAGCAGGACGTTTACTCGAGTATTCGTATCGGGACCGTAGATCCCGTCGACCTCAGATTCTACTGCGGACTGAACCGCCTCGACGGTGTCGTCGTGAGCCTCCTCAGATGCGGGACCCCAGATTCCGTCCTGCTCAGTACCGACCACAGACTGCGTGAATGCCACGCCGAAGGGGAAGGTGTTCCCGCCCCAGTTGGAAGCTGCAGCCAGTGCGTAGCAACGAGACCGAGTGTTAGGTCCGGCAACGTTGTCGGGGTTGGCGCGAACGGCTCGCTGAAGGGCGCGGATATCAGCCGGTCCAGAAGGAGCACTGGACTCCTCGCTGTCGGAGTATGCCGGACGAATCACATAAGCGATCGAGTGATTGCGGACGCGGCGCCAGACACCGTTCCCAGCAGACTGAGAACCATAGTCACCAGAAGAAGTGTTACCTTCGATGGTTTGGAGAGTACCTCCCCCAAGGTTCTTCTCAACAAATCCGACATGATCTGTGCCGCCGCCGTCCCAGTTGTAGATGACGACATCTCCGGGTCGGGCATCGTAAACCGATACGAAGTAAGCTTCGGGGTGCTTGCGGACCTGGTTGACGGTGTAGTCAGTGTTAAAGGAGAAGCCTCCAATAGCGTCAATCTGCCCGCACTCGTCCAGACACATGCTGACGAAGAGCATGCACCACCAAACAGAGTCGGACGGTCCAGCAAGCCACTGCTGACCAGTTCGATCGGCCCAGTATCGTCCTGCTTCGGATCCAGGGTTCGGGTCGTCTGGTGCATAGTATCCAATCCTCGAGGCTGCTCGAGCGAGGACCTGTTCTGCTACGCTCACTTCATCACCTCCGTGGTCTGGGACACGTGAATGTCCTTGTCTTCCATCGGGTCAGTGCCGATATGCGCCTGGGGGGCGAGAGCCTCTTCGGGGAAGACGTACTCAACCCCCTCGTCATGAGTGATCATTGGTTATCCCTTCGAGCCAAGCTTAGCGCGCCTGGCCCTGTTGAGTTCCCGGTTCCGTTCCATAATCTCGGACTGGGACATCTTCTTGTCTGGCTGGTTCTTCTCATTGCAGACTCGGATAAGCGTGAGCAGACGGTTGATGTGCCACTTCTCGCACTCAAATGGAATCTGGCAAGCGATCATCCAATAGTAGATGAGCTCGGAAGATGTGTATTCGCCAGAACCAGACCCACCGCCATTCTCGCGGACGGTAGTTGCGGTCATAGTGTCTGCCATATAGGCGCTAATACGCTCGACCTCAGATGGGGGGATCCTATCCAGAAGCGATGGGTCGTACTCTTCATCAGTGATCATACACTTGATGTAGAGGGCCATCTCCTCGGAGGTAACATCCTGGTTACCGATGAGGTGTTTATGGGTAATTGACTCCCATTTTGACAGCGCGACCAGGTTGTGCTCCAGGTGCAGGGTTCCGCCAGGCATGGAGACGAACGTACCTGTCGCCTCATCGAACCCGTCGAGATCCGGGATAGAAACTATAAGCATTGCAGGCACCGAGGGCCCAGGAGTCTAGGTCTCTGAGCCCCCGGTGTGGTATATCAGCCTGCGAAGTGGGCCTTGATCTCGTCGGGCAGGAGCAGCTTGGGCTCGAGAGCCGCGCCACCGTCCTTACCGAAGAGCTTCTCCTCGAGCGCCTTCAGCTTGCCGGCGTCGACGTCGAGAGACGAGATTGTCAGCAGAGAAGTGGGCTTCGCGCCGCTCACCGTGACGGGAGTAGTCGACAGCTCCCACGAGAACGAGATCGCCTCGGGAGAGTCGTTGACGGTCTTGTAGCCCTTCTCAGAGGGAGAAGCCTTGCAGCCGTACAGGAAGTGGAGCTTGTAACCCTTGTCCTGGCCAGCCACGTCGTCACCGATCTTGGTGCGGTAGACCAAACCAAACGAGAGTCGGTCCTGCTGACCGATCTTGACACCCTTAGTAAGAGTGGCAGAACCGTCGCAAGCCTCGAACTCGTCGGGGTAGGTGTAGGCCTCAATGGTAGCCTTCAGCTTCTCAGCCGAGAGCATCGAGAGGTACAGAATGTTGTCGGCGTAGAGGTCAGTGGCCTCAGCGCCCTCGGGCTTCTCGGAGATGGCAGTGATACCATTCCAAGCAACGCCGGTGCCGTAGGTCTTGGTGGCGGGGTTGTACACATACAGCGCACAGTGGTCAACACCAGTCTCAATACGGCGCTCACCAGTCTTGTCCCAGACAAGTGCAGCCATGTTATCTCCTAATAGTAGACGTCGAAGATGTCGTGATAGAGGTTGTCCGCTACGAGTCGGGACTCATGGCGGCTGAACAAAAGGTCCTCGATCTTCGTTCGTGTCGGGTCCTCGGGATGCCGGGCAATCAGAGTAACCTGGAACCGGTTTGCTTTGATATATTTTAGGTTGTCCGCGTACATCGGATCACCCGGATGCCGCTCATATACGATGCACGGATACGAGAGCTTCAGTGACGGGAGCGGTTGGTAATAGACCTTGTCCGACCCGAGGATCTCTACCAGCTTCTCATGGAGAGCTAGCCGTCGGTCCATTATACACCCCCGTCAACTCGAGAACCAGACGGGGGAACTTCAGCTCCACATAGGATATCTTCCAAAGTCCCCCCATCCAGCGTACGTACTTGAGATTCTGGATGTTATCCGTTAGAAATCCATCAGCGATAATGCTGATCTGATTACTGAGGTTGATACTCCCCAGAATCTCATCGCTGGCACCAAAGCGACGTGCTTCACGAAACACATCGCCATAGTACTGCTTCTCGACAATTTTGTCTTCCCAAATTCCCGGCTCGGTCTGGACCTGTGTAGCAAATCCTATCTCACCGAAGAATTTGGCCATCTATCACGGCTCCGCGACGACGTTACCAGCCTCGGTCTTCCGCTCAACGATGATGGCCGACTTCGGGTGAGTCAGCGCACCGGAGAGACGGGTCTCCAGCAGGTAGTGGTACTGGTTGAAGCTAATGTCGAAGTCCTCAGCCGCGAAGAGCTGACCACCCTTGTCCGCACCAATGGTGTAATCGGACATGTTAACGATGATACCGAGGGCGTCGACAACTCCGTTCTTGGCGGAGGTGCGCTGCAGGCCCTTCATGAGCGGGACCTTGACGATCTTCGAGACACCGACGTAGTCAGCGAGCTCGGAGACGCTACGGAACAGACGGTGACCCATCTTGTCCTTGAGCAGCAGGATCTCTGTGACCATGTGGGGCTCGGCGAACCAGGTGGGGTTACCAGCGCCGTCGTAGTCGTCCATAGCGCGGACGATGGAGTCCAGGACGTCCTCGGTGGTGGTCTCCTTGGCCAGGACGACGCGAGGAGCGTAGAGGCTGTCCTCCTTGTAGATCGGGCGGATGCAGTCCTCCTTGATCTTGTCCTTGGAGGAAGCCTGGCGACCATCGCCAATGAGGACGGCCCGACCGAGCTCCTCCTCAAGCATGATCTTCATCTCGCCACGGATGTAGGAGACGACATCGAAGTCAGTGATGTCCAGGATGTCATCCCTATCCAACCTCTGTTTCTTATAGATGGTGGTCGGCGAGGTAACGCGCTGCAGCAACGTGAAGACCTCGTCTTCCTTCTTATTGCCCTTAATGTAACCCCGGGCACGGGCCTCGTCGGCAGTGATGTCGGCGAAGCGGGTGCGAATGCGGGAGAAGGGGGAGTGCTTAGCAGCGCCGACGACGGAGTTAACCCAATCGGTCTTGCGCTTGATGAACTCCGGCTGGTTCCACAGATCCTTGGCCTCAGGGAAGAGGGTCTCGATCTGCTTGATGCCGTAAGAGTCGGCGTGAGCCAGGATGGCCTGCTTCAGAGAGCCGCTGGAGCGAGCGTCCTCGAAGATGGTCTCGACCTGGGCGTGAGTCAGGACTGGGAGCTCCTCGGTGGTAGCGGAGCCCTCAAACACGTTCTTGTGAGCCATAGTATCCTCAGTTGTGTCGGAATGGGCGGTGTCCTCAACCTCTTCGGTCTCCGACTCCTCCGCCTCTTCATCTACGGAATCGACGAGCTGTCCAACGATGGCATAAACCGCCGTCTTCTGCTCCTCGGTCATTCCATCGAAGATCTCCCCGAGAGTGGGGTCGTCCTCGTCGCCCTCAGCCTCATCGGCCTCCGGCTCCTCCTCAGCGTGCTCGACGTCGTCCGTCTCCTCCGCCTCGAAGTCCTCATCCTCGTCCTCATCGCCGTGAGAGACGAAGTCCAGCTGTGCATCCGTGTAGATGACAGCCTCGATCTCATCGCCGTCGTCACCATGCTCGATGGAGACCTGGTCGATGAGTGCGCCGGGGTTGGCGCCGCGGAGCACCAGGCTCACCTCTACGAGCTCGCCGTGGACAACATCATTGCCCTTAGCGCGAACGTGGGTAGCATAGATACTCATCGCCTTGATGTCGCCGTTCTTGACCATCTCTCGAGCGGTCCGGCCACGATCGGTGTTGTTCAGATGGGCGTAGGCGTAAACCCCATCGTCTCGAACCTCGAGGTCGGCATGCCCGAGGACGTTCTCAACGTCTCCGTGCTTGTGCTGCCAGACCAGAGGTACGGTCTTCCCATCGTACGCCGCGAATGCCCCGTGTCGGATGATCTTATTGTCCGAGCACCGAACATCATTCTTCGTGGCGTAGCCAGAGAAATCGCACTTAACTGCCATTTTGACTACTCTCCATCAGTTCGGAAATTGGTACCTCCGATGCAGGGGTCTCGTCGACTGGCTCTTCACCAGGCGGCTGTTCCTCGCCCATCGGATTGATGTTGGAGTTCACCAACTGGTTCGCTGTCTCGTCTTCGGACTGGGCCCAGCCGAACTTCGGGCGAAGCTCATTAGCTGTACCAATCTCATTACGCTTGACAGAGTCGACCAGCTTGGACATCTCCTCCAGCGGGACATTGAGGAACGGATCCTCGATCGCCATGATCCGCTGACGCTGCGTTCGGGCAGTCTTGGTGAGGAAGGTCCGGGTGATAGCGTCCGTGATCGCCTTCAGAACTGGACGAACCGTTCGGTTCTGGTAGTTCAGCATCTGTCGAGCATCGGCCTTGCCGGTGAAGACATCCTCAGTCATTCCGAGCTGGTTGTACAGCTGGGTAGTGAGCCACTGGATCTGACTCATGAGGTTGTTCTCGGACGGTCGGTTCAGCTGAGTGATTCGCTCAGCACCATCGGTGTAAGCGATACCATACTGAGACCCTGCGAGCTGTTCCTCAATCGCCTTACGGCGTGCCTCGGCCTGCTGCTTCTTTAGCTCAGTCTTTACGACGTACGGAAGCTGAATGATGATGTCCAGCTTGCCGGATCCAGACTGCTTGTCAATGGCATCGAGCAGATGAAGCTTCTGCGTCAGTCGCTGCAGCGTAGAGCTAGGAGCATTCATCACACTGTACAGAGGGTTCTGCACAATAGCGACGAATTCCTTGTCGAGCGTCAGCTGCTCTCGCTGTCCAGTTTGGTCGTTGTAGACCTCAACCCGGACGTGGCGAGGATACCAGTTCAGGATCGTTCCGATGCGCATCGATTTGACATCGTATCCCTGGGTCATGTCAGGACTCACGTCCGTATCAACAGGAACGATCGCCACAGCACCTTCCTCGAACAGAGTCAGGACGAGATCCTGGAAGAATCCCTGTCCGGTCTGATCGATGTTAGCACTCAGAGACAGACAGTCATCCAAGTAGCTACGGTAGTAGCTCTTGAGGTTGCCGTTATCGTCAGTCTTGACGTGTCGGATCGGGACGTTCGATACGTCGATAGCAATCTGGTTGTAGATGCTAGTGACGATTGTCTGATCCCCGACGACAGGCCGGTAGTTCAGGTTCGGATTTCCAAACGTCCACGACCCGTACTCGGGTGTGAAGTTCTTCTTGTCCGGAGACCTGGTGAATGCATTCCAGGCGTGGCTCAATCGGTCGGTTAAACCCATTTCACCTCCTTGCTCATTCGAATGCCTCCTTGTTGATCTTGTATGCCACGAAGGCATCCATCAGAGCAGCTACTGAGTCAATCTTCTCTTCCGAGCGCTTCTTCAGCAGCTTTCGGTTACCGTTGGTATCCTCGAGGGTGACACAGTTTCCCATGGTGAAAGACATGAGTTCCTGGTCGAAGATGAGGAGTCGCTCAGCGGCCAGCTTCTTTAGTTCCCCGAGGGGGACCGATTCTGTCCTGGCTCCCTGAATGACCTTCTCGATACCATACGGGCCGTTCTCCTGTTCCCACCTGGTTACGAACTCCTTGGCGTTATACGGGTCGAACCCGAATGCCGAGACGTCATACTTCTGTTCATCGATGTATTGGTCTAGATCTTCATAGACTTCCATCATGTCCAGGACGGTACCCTCCATGACTCGGAGGCTTCCTTCTTGGATGAACTCGTCATACTTTTGTCGCAAAGCACCAGGCAACTTCATGAGCGTCAGCTCAGAGATGTATGCCAGCGTCTTTACGCCGAAAGCCTGATTCCGTAGTGGGAATAGGAAGGTGAATGCACAGAAATCATCACCCTGGGATAGGTCGGCGCCCATAGCGCACTGCATGTTCCAGAACGTGTTCTTCCGGTGCGGGATCGTCTCCTCATAAGTGAAGAAGTACGTGTATCCCTCCATGGGGATCCCGAACCTCTTGGCGAGGATGTCGTTTCGAGCGGCTGGAGCTTGCTCCATTCGATCGACGTCCTGCTGGTACCGATCATAAGAGACAGTGATGCCGATGTTCGGCTGGGCTTTAACCCACATAGCAGGATCTGCTACTTCCTTGATGTCATCAAGTCTGTAGTAGAAGATTGAGATGTGAGGGGCGATGTATTCGCCCTTCAGTATTTTGAGCAACTCCATCTTCATGGTGTCACCCACCGCATTGCGGATGGTTCCCTCGGATGAGACGGCTAGAATGACCGGGTCATCAATCTTCGAGGCACCCTGTTCGAGTGCACCGACCACGTCCTCACGGATGTCGCCGGAAAGCCACTCATCCACCGTACAAACCTTGGGTCGAAGACCCTGTAGCTTGTCGATTGACATAGGGCGTACCTCGAGTAGGGATCCGGTGAGGAAGTTCTCCACACCTTTCTTCGTAGCAACCAGCTTCTGGCGGTTAGCCCTCGCACCGGTTGTATTTTGAATGGATCCCTCAGTCAGGAACTTGTACAGCGGACCTCGGGCTCTGGTGATAGCGGTCCGGAATGGACCCATCACCTCTTCAGCCTGCTTCATGGTCGGAGCCGTAGCAATCTGATGTGTCGTGGTAGTGTCAATCACTAGAAAGTAATTCTGGATGAGCGACATATACATCGACTTCGCCGCTCCACGAGCAACGATCAGATACTGCTTTATTGTAAGGCGCTTCTTTACGGTTTTGGTCTCATAGTGACCGCCAACTCCATCCTCGTATGGGACAAAGACCTGACGATCCTCGAAGTAGTACCATCCAAGGAGCTGTTCGGCCCAGAGCTTGAAGCTGTCTAGAAGATGGAGGTCGGCTCCGTCGGACAGAGTAAGCTCGTTCTCGCAGTATGCGATGAATCCTTCTACGGCTTGATCGTCGTAGTAGTACTCGGGATTGGCGACAAGTGCGTCAATCCTGTTCATCTCGCATGAGATCTCTTCGCATACCGGAATCTCGCCTCGGATGACTGCGTCACGAAACTGCCCGTAGTATTTTGGTACTGCGGTGTTCGAGAGCATTACTTAGCAGTGCTCCCAGGATTACGAGGATACCGCTTCTTCTTAGGCGAGGGCTTAGTCTGCTTGAATGACTTAGGCTTCTCGATCTGCTTTCGTTCAGGAGACTTCTTGAGTGCAGGACCACCAATAGACTTGGCTTCCTTCTTGGTCTCCTCGGCTACGACAGAAGCTGCCTCAGCGGCTTCCTTAGCCTTCTCCGCCGCCTTCTTAAGAGTCTCGGCTGCGGACTTCCCTTCCTTACCAGTATCGAACGACTTATCGAAGGCGGTTTTCATGGCCTTGGTTGCTGCGTATGTACCAGCCTTAGTCAGAGAGTTCTCGAGGATCGATCTAGTGACTTCACGACCTCGAACCAAGTGGCGATCGGCCTTGAGCTCCCGATAGCGTTTCTCTTGCTCCAGCCGCTTAATTCGAGACTGTAGCTCGGTGTCGCTGATCTTCTTGTATCCGCGGTTTGCAAACTTCTTTCGGGCCTTAGCTGCCTTTTTGGCTTCGACCTTTCCGGCAACTCGTGCGTCATGAGCCTGCTTAGCCTTTCGAACGCTAGATGCCGTCTTTCGTGAAGCGTCGACGGTGAAGCGTCCAGTCTTCTTGAGGGCCCGCGCAGTTGCGACACGTCCAGCAGAAGCCTTCTTTCGAATGACTCCCCAGCGCTGCCCCTTTACGCCGTGGTGGATGAGGTCTTCTACCTCTGCTTCTCCTCGGTCTGATAGATCAGTCGCCATGCTGCCTCCTCGATCAGCTTCTGATAAGCGGTGACCAAGAAGGAGTTCCCCGGTGGGTCGAAGAACAGCTTAACCTTCATGGCAATGTAAGATTTGATGGCTGCCTCATCGTCGATCTGATCGAAGACGGTCCAGGCAGTATCTTTCTCAATCGGGACGTCGCATTTTGGCCCCAATTGTGCGAGATCCATCCGTGCAGTATTGATGTGCATAAGGATCTGGTCGTCGAAGACATCATATCCCGGCATAATGCCGATTGCCTTCTTAGTATCTTCAAGAATGGTTCCCATTAGATCCTCCATGGAGCTTGATCATTCGGTCGACGCTCAACAACTCGTGGTGTCAACCTCGATCGGTCTCCGAAGTGTATCGCGTTGTGGGTATTCTTGGTTGTGGTGATGAGAAACTCTGGCTCGAGGATGTCTGGATTGAATTCCTCGAGATCTTTGGGCTGAATCGGATTCATGTGGTGGATTAGCGGCATGTATCGGATGTCAAGTCCCTCGATCCCGAGGTCACAGGCTTCATCTCGAGCCAGAACAAAGTTCCTGACCTTCTTCCACTCCGTAGAGGTGTAGAATCTTTGGTTCAGGTAACGATCGAAGCCAAACGTAGACGTTCCGACTTGCCCGGTGAGGGCCAGGTAGTCAAACCGCTCCTCAAAGGTCTCGAGGCGCGCCAGTTCAGTATACGTTCGTAACATCTCCCGCTCCAGAGTATGTACGGAAGGCTTCGATGGCTTCTTTGGCAATCTTCTCGGCTTGCTCAGCGCTGACGAGCGCTGTCTTCTTCGCCTCAAGGAGTGCTGTTTCGTTCCTCAATTTCTCTACCTCCAGCTGTTCTCTTGTGGAGGCGAGCTTGAGGTAGTGGTTCACCGTGGTTGCCGGTGCTGTACCCTCTCGAAGCTGCTTCTCAGCAAGCTCAAGCGCTAGGTTGATCATTTGCGCTTCGCGTTGCTCTACAGTTCGAGCTGGTTTAGAGGGTGTTGCGGCCCTTTTACCCATAGTTGCTCCTTAGATAGAGGGCGTTTGGGGCCAATTGAGGGCTAGATTCTAGGGCCCGTTGTGAGCGAGACCAGCAGGAAGAAAGGAGCACACAAAAACTTCCCGATGGGCCCTAGAACCTAGTCCCCAATTGGCTTTCCAAATATCCCTCCGGGGAAAATAT